CTCGTCAAAAAGCTATTAGACAAGATAAGGTAGATGTTTGGTATAAAGATTTTGATGCAATGCCTCAAGATACAGAATTCAAACAAAACTATGAGCGGAATCGTAAATTGGTTAGTTTTGACTGCATCCCAGCAAACATTAAAGAAGCAATTATAAATACTTATACCGATAAGCCAACAAAAGATAAAAGTAAGTTACTGAATTTCTTTGTTGAACATAAAATGAAGAACATGCTAGAAGTTATAGAGGAATTTTAAAGTGAAAACATCTATCCCACAAATTTTTGAAGAAGTTGAAAAGGCAGGCTCCAAAGAAGCCAAGATTAAAACATTAAGAGCATATGACCATCCTATTCTAAAAGGGATGCTACAAATTAATTTCGATCCAAATGTTAAAATGAGTTTACCTGAAGGTGAGCCTCCTTTTAAGAAGGATACATCTATTCCTGCGGGGTATTCTGAATCAAATCTTTATGTAGAATTTAGACGTTTCTACATTTGGTTACAAAATGATATTAATTTGACTCGTGCTAGAAAAGAACAGTTGTTTATCCAATTGCTTGAAGGCATTCATTGGACAGAAGCTGAAGCAGTATGTCTAGCTAAAGACAGAAAGCTACAAACTAAATACAAATCATTGAAAGAAGATTTAGTAAGAGAAGCTTTTCCTGGTCTACTACCTAATAAGCCAATTATTCCTCCACTAGGAGAACCAAAGGTAAAAAAGACGGATTCTTTGAACGCATCCTGACCTGGTTCAAAGAAAAACCAGTTTCTGTGCCAAAAGAACAATGGTCAGATCAAGGAACAATCCCCGACGATCCTAATCACGATAGTAGAATGTTTCTTGAACATAAATTTAGGGCTTTTGATAAGACTTGACAACATCGTCAAAAGATGTTATAATTAATTATTCGTAATGGAGTTTTTATGACAATGCATATTGTAGGGCCCTGGTTATCTACAACCGGTAAGAAAAAAGGCAAACACAAGTATCGTTCTGCTGAAGAAGCAAAGCGCGCTCGTGACCTTGACGACAGCTGGCAACAAGTACTTGCTCAACACGGGCAAGCAATTCAAAAGAAAAAGGTAGAAAAGACATTCGAGTCTTTATCTTATACTTTATCTGCTCCTGTGGGCAGACAAACAAGCAATCACATTAAGAGTTTAGACACCGGTCATAGTGGTGCCGTTCGTACTAAGGATATTCCTCAGTATACTGGCACTAACATTATCGGTATTGGTACTATGCACAAGAGCAATGCTGTACCTATCTTTAGTGATGATGAGGCAAAATCTATTTCAAGCATGAGGCGTTAATGAGAACAATAGTTTTAGTAACAGGTGGTTTCGATCCAATTCATTCTGGTCATATCGAATATTTTAAATCAGCTAAAAAATTAGGCGATTTGCTAGTTGTAGGTGTAAATTCTGACAGTTGGTTAAAGCGTAAAAAAGGCACACCATTTATGCCTATTACTGAAAGAACTGCAATCGTTCAAAATTTAGCAATGGTTGATAAATGCATTCTATTTAATGATGACGATGGTAGCGCAAAAGAAGCCATTAAAAATGTTAGAATGTTATATCCTACCGAAAAAATTATTTTTGCTAATGGTGGAGATCGTACAAAAGAAAATATTCCGGAAATGGATATTATAGATGATAATCTAGAATTTTTATTCGGTGTAGGTGGCGAAAACAAAATGAACTCTAGTTCTTGGATTCTTCAAGAATGGAAGGCGCCTAAAACAGATAGAGTATGGGGTTATTATCGAGTACTACACGAACAAGGTAAAGAAGTAAAGTTAAAAGAACTTACTGTTGATCCTGGTAAATGTTTAAGCATGCAACGACATAAAGATCGTGGAGAACATTGGTTTGTTGCAGAAGGAACAGCTACGGTTTATAGTTTAAATCGAAGCACAGATGTTGAGCTAAAAGGGACTTATGAGAAATTTGAAAGTCTACATATTAGCAAAACAGAGTGGCATCAGCTTTGCAATGAAGCTGAGGTCCCATTGAAAATTATCGAAATCCAGTATGGCGATAATTGTATTGAAGATGATATTGAAAGGAAAATTTAATTATGACAATCCCATCCAGCCCAGCAGATCGTAAAGCAATTTTAGACTGCATGAAAGAAGTTAGTTCATCGATGACTCGCATCGAAGGTGAACGTGAATTTATTCGAGAAGCTATCAACGAAATTTGTGAAAAACAACTATTGTCCAAAAAGACATTCCGTCGTATGGCACGAGTTTATCACAAGCAAAACTTTAGTCTTGAGCTAGAGGAACACGAAGAGTTTGAATCAATGTATCAAGCTATTACTAACACCACTACAATGGCTAAAGAAACTGCTTAATATGTTTAACCAATTTATTCTCGAAGCTAAGTATTTGGATAATATCAATCGTGTAAAACGAAAAAATATTGTAGGCGTTTATGCTAGTTTAGAGAAAATCGAAGAGATTAAAAAGACGTTAATTGCAAATGAACCAAAATATAAGGTTTCTTTTTCAATTAATCCACAATTTAATCCATTTATCCCATATAATGCTTGACACCTTTTTAATATGGTGTTATAATAGTATTGTTAAGGAGAAAAAATGAGTATGATCTATAATATATTTGAACAATTAGCAAATGATAATTCCCGTTTAGCTAAAGAAGCAATTCTTGTTAAAAACAAAGATAACAAAACACTTAAACAAGTTTTCTATCTTGCACTTGACCCGTTCATTCAATTCTATATTAGAAAAATTCCAAGTTACGATTTTGTTTCAGAGAGTAAAACTTTGGAACAGGCATTAGATGATTTATCGATATTGTCTAATCGAACAGTAACAGGCAATAATGCTATTTCACATCTACGTAATGTTCTATCTAACTTGAGTAAAGAAAATGCCAAAATCATTGAGCGTGTTATTGCAAAAGACCTCCGTTGCGGAGTCTCCGAAGCCACAGCAAATAAAATTTGGCCCGGTATTATTTCGACATACCCAGTTATGTTGGCTTCTGGATACGACCAAAAGCTTGTCGACAAAATCGCACTCCCCGCGCTTTGTCAGCTCAAGCTCGACGGAATGCGATTCAACGCAATCGTCAAAGCCGGCGTAGTAGAATTTAGATCACGCAATGGTAAAGAATTAACTATTCCCAATCCATCATTCCCTGTACCATTTATTAAAATGGCAGAATTCTATAAAGATGATATGGTATTTGATGGTGAACTATTAGTTGCAGATTATGCAGGTAAACCAGTTAATAGACAAACAGGTAACGGCATTTTATCTAAAGCAATTAAAGGTACAATGAGTCAGACTGAAGCAGAAAATGTACGAGCTACATTGTGGGATGCTATTCCATATGCTTCATTCAAACAAGGTATTGATAAAGAGCCGTACAATGTAAGATTAGGTAAACTCAATAATTGTATTTCACACGTTAAATCTAATTTTGACCAATTTAGACATTATGTGGATTTGGTATGGACTAAGCAAGTAGACACATTATATGAAGCACAGAAAATCTTTGAGAAGTTCTTAGCAGAAGGTCAAGAAGGTACTATTCTAAAATCCAAAACAGGTATTTGGGAAGATCGTCGATCTAAAGATCAAATTAAGTTCAAGGGAGAACTTGAATGTGATCTGATGGTAGTTGACTGGGAAGAAGGTACTGGTAAAAACAAAGGTCGCTTAGGTGCACTAGTATGCGAAACAAGTGACGGTGTTATTCGTGTTAATGTTGGCTCTGGTTATTCGGATGAACAACGAGCAGAGTTTGACAAAAAAGTAATAGGAAAAATTATTACTGTACGTTATAATGCACGTATTAAAGAACGATCTGGCGAAAGTGAGAGTTTGTTCTTACCTAGATTTATTGAATTACGTGAAGATAAAAGTACGGCAGAGGCAAGTAAATCTGTAAAGTAAGCATAAATAAAAAGCAAAGGTGCTTTTATGATCGCAAAGATTTATAGATTTCCAGAGAGACGAACTTTATTTAAAGGGTATAAAATACCCCTCTATACTGAGGATGAGATTCTTTTGACAGTTATTGCGTTAAATATTTTCGGCAACTTGCCCGAAAAAGTTACTGATAAAACTTTAGAGTCATATGATCCTGTGACTGTTATTAAAGCTTTAGTCGAGGCAAAATCTTCAAGTCTACTGTCAAATAAGTCTAGACAAATAATTGCAGACATATTGAAATCTATAGAAACTTTATGAATATTTTTTATTTACATCATGACCCTAAAACTTGTGCTGAACTACATAACGACAAGCATGTCGTTAAAATGATTCTCGAATATGCTCAACTTCTTTCTACTGCTCATCGTATTCTTGATGGTACTCAATCTGTGGGTGTCAGTAAAACTAATCGCAAACAAACCAAATACATTCTTTCCGATGAGCGTGAATATACTTTGTACCGTTCTACTCATGCCAATCATCCTTCAGCAATTTGGGTAAGACATTCTTATGAAAATTATGAATGGTTATATAAATTATTAATTGCAGTATTAAACGAATATACTTATAGGTATGGTAAAATTCATGCGACTGCTCGACTAATAGATGCATTACGCGCGCCACCAACACATATTCCTAAAGGTGTAGGATTTACTGAACCTACACCTGCAATGCCAGAAGAATATAGAGTTAAAAATAACTCAATACAATCGTATATAAATTATTATGTAGGTGCTAAAAAGCATTTAGCGAATTGGAAAAAAAGAACTATACCATCTTGGTATGAATTTAATTGAAAGGCAATTATGACAGAAACACATCGAGTACCGGTTGAGCAAGGCTACACAGACGACCGCGGCACAATTCTCCCCCTTACACATGGCGACGCTAATGTCCAAATGATTTGGTCTAAGCCAGGCGCACTTCGTGCCAATCACTATCACAAAACAGACACACATACCTGCTATCTAGTATCAGGTGAAATGATGTTCTACTGGCGCAACCATGGTGAAACAAAGATCCATCGTGAGCACTATAGCAAAGGTGATATGTTCAAGACGGGTCCTATGATTGACCATGAGATGGTTTTTGAAACTGATTCTATCATGGTAGTTATCTCAGAACACAAGCGAGATGCAACTACATATGATGAAGATATTGTAAAAATTGCACCATTGCACGAACAATATGTTGAAGTATGATGTTTGCCGTTGTTGCGGCAGTAATGATCTAAAGCACTGGCTAGCATTACCGAATTCTCCGGTAGCCAATGCTCTTTTCTCTGAACCAGATTTTTACAGACACCCATTAGAACTAAATCGTTGTTCTGATTGCGGTCATATGCAATTGGCATCTGCTCCAGACCCAGACCACGTATTTTCAACATACAAGTATAAATCTGGAGTATCAGCTTCATTTAGAAAACATTTTGAAAGCTATGCTAAAGATGTTTGTAAAATGTTTGGTGGCAATAGCGGACATAAAGTTCTTGAAATTGGTAGCAACGATGGTTATTTGCTACAACAATTTAAAGAAGAATACGGCATGGATGTTGTTGGTGTTGAACCATCGGAATTCTTAATTGAAGAACATACAAGTAAAAATATTCCTGTAATTACAGATTTCTTTACTACATCTTTAGTTAAAAAACAAGCATGGGAAAACAACTTTGATTTTATCTTGGCAAATAATGTTCTTGCACATATTCCTGATACATTAGATGTTGTTAAAGCTATTTCTAATGCTTTAAGACCAGGTGGTGTGTTAGTTGTAGAGTGTGGTGACCAGTCGGGTATTCTAAGCGGCAAGTTCTTAGATAATGTTTATCACGAACACATTGATTACTATTCACCATATTCATTCTCTAAACTATTAGAGCGCGCTGGATTAATTGTAGAAAAACATATCGCAGTTAACACACATGGTATTAGTTTTAGAATTTATGCTAGAAAATTAGTTGGCACATCTAATGTTGATAAACCTAATGTAGATTGGGATCAAACTAAAAAAGATGTAGAGCAATATATTTCTGATCGTGAAGATAGAATGAAAGCTTTATTAAATGATAGACCATTTGTTGCGTATGGTGCTGCAGCAAAAGCAGTAACATCATTATATACATTACATTTAGTTAATTCTAAATTAACAGGTGTTGTTGACGACAATGAGTTAAAACAAGGCTACTATTTCCCAGGGACAGATAAGTTAATTACTAGCCCAGAAGATTTAGATAAAGATGCACTTGTTTTTGTTGTAGCATGGAATGTATTTGATGACATTAAAGCTAAATTAGTAAGTAGAGGACATCGAGGAGAAATACTCTGCATGCAATAATCTATGGTACCGGTAAATGGGCAGGAGTTTTAGGCTCTAAATTGTTGAGTCACAGAATTACCCCCATTTATGTTGGTAGCAAAAAATCAGAAAATACATATTCCCGAGAGGCCATTAAAAAAGCCTCATATCGGGGATTACCTATTTACATCGCATCTGCAACAGACAAACATCTAAGTGATCTTAAAGATTGCTTAGAGTTACAGCCCACTAAGATATATGTTGAAAAAGGATTTTCAAGTAGTGCCGAAAAACAAGAAGCATCTGCACTTGTTAAAGGTATACCTACATATATTTTATCACAACATAGATATTCTATAATTTTTGACCAATTAACATCTGGTTTAGATGTTGACAAAGTTATAAAATGTACTTATAATTGGGGTATTGAAAGAAATACTGTTTCTGAATATCTTTATCACATTGCGTCTTTAGATTCATATCTAAAAAATAAAAATGTCGAAATATACCATAATGAATACGGTGAGTATATTATAGATGATATTTCTACAGTAAACATTTCGAAGCAATTTCAAAGAAGATTAAAAATACAAATAGAAACAGAATTATATACTGGCGAGTTTATTATTACTAAAGCTATGAACAGTATGACAATGAAAAGTAAAAGAGACAAGCAAAAAATTATTTTGTCCTCTAGGGGTGAAGACACCGTGAGTAAAATGATTAATGAGATTGTTTCTAATGAAAAAAAATTAAGACTTGAAAGGTTATGATGAAAATTTTAATTTTAGGATCCGATGGATTTATCGGATATCACTTGAGTAATTCGATTTTAGCAGATGATCGTTTTAGCGATGTAAAAATTGTAGGTGTCGACAAGTACAAGACTCGCACCGATATGTTACCACAGGATGATCGTTTTGAATTCCATCAATTGAATATCATGGAAGATCATAATATTATTGATAAGTTAATTGAAGAATGCGATGTGTTATTACCATTTGTTGCTATTGCTACACCTAAGCTATATGTTGAACAACCAATGCGCGTGTTTGAATTAGACTTTGAAGAAAATCTTCGCGTAATTAAATTGGCACAAAAATTAGGTAAGCGTGTTTTATTTCCATCTACTTCTGAAGTGTATGGTAAAGGTGAAGCACCGTTTGACGAAGATACTACAGATTTGGTATATGGTCCTATTAAGTATTCTCGTTGGATTTATGCTTGCTCCAAACAATTACTTGATCGTGTAATCTTTGCAATGAATCAACGAGACGGTTTTCGCTTTACATTATTTAGACCATTTAACTGGGTAGGTCCCTATCTTGATACATTAGAAGCAACATCAGAAGGTTCTTCAAGATTAATTACACAATTAATCGGAGATGCTTTATTTAGGGGTGAAGTAACATTGGTCGATGGTGGTCATCAGAAACGATGCTTTACAGATGTTAGAGATGGCGTCGCAGCGTTAAAAGAAATTCTTCTAAATGAAGAAATATCTAATGGTAAAATTTATAATGTAGGCAATCCATGGAATAATCTATCTGTAAGAGAAGTTGCTTTAAAAGTAATTGATCAATTAGAAGATGCAGGATTAACTAAACAAAAAGCTACAATTAGTGTTAAATCTAGCGGAGAATTTTACGGTGCAGGGTATCAAGACGTTACAAGTCGTGTTCCTAGCATAAATAATATAGGAAACGACCTTGGATGGACACCTAAGTACACATTTGATCAATCATTGACAAATATTGTGGATTCTATTCCTCATCCAAATTAAAACTTACAATTTAATATATAATTGTATTAGGAGCTAATTAATGCCAATGTACGATTTCAAATGTTCTGAATGTTCAAACATTTTTGAAGTTATGTGTCGAATTTCGGAAAGGGAAAATCAACATTGCCCTACCTGCAATTCTACCAAATACGAATCTCACCACACAACGCCGATTCCCTTCGGCGACCCTGTCCGTTTAGGCGTACGAACTATAGACAACGGATTTAGGGAAGTTTTATCTAAGATTAATTCGACTAACGGTCGTCAAGCTAATCTTTCAGATAAATTGAGCAGACGCTAAACTATATGATGCTAGTATCCCACTTTAAAAACCGGGAGGACAATCCTTAGAAATTGTCCTCATTTCGTACTATCCAAAGAGGACGCACATGGCAAAAACAAGAACTAACCTTCAGATTCAAAATAATCAAACACCCCAACTTACTATAACTAATAATAAGTTGAAGTTATGTTTATCAGATATGAAGACCATTAAGCCATTAACTGACAATCAGAAAGGGTTTTTTGATGCATATGAGAAATCGAAAGTTTCGTTGTTACACGGAGTTGCAGGAACAGGAAAAACATACATAGCGTTATACCATGCATTAGATGAGGTTTTAGATAAACGAAATCAATATCAAAGGATAGTAATAGTTAGATCAGCAGTACCTAGTAGGGAAATCGGGCATTTGCCTGGAGACGAGAAAGAAAAAACAGAAGTATATACCGCACCATATGTAGAAATTTGTCAAGACTTATTTGATAGGCCAGACGCATATACAAGACTTGTAGAGCAAAAGGCAGTACAATTTATGATAACCTCTTTTGTTAGAGGTATCACTTTAAGTAATTCTATCATAATTGTAGATGAGTGTCAAAATATGACTGACATGGAATTGAATTCCATAATGACCAGAGTAGGGCCACGGTCAAAGATCATATTTTGTGGAGACTTTAGACAAACTGATTTATACAAAAAGACCGATATGTCTGGATTAAAGAAGTTTATGGCAATTGCAGACATGATGCCAAGTTTTAAGACTTTTGAATTCGGCACAGGTGACATTGTAAGATCTTCTATAGTTAAGGAATATATATTAGCGAGACTAGAATATGAAAATAAATATGAAACAAATTAGGAGTTAAAATGAGAGACAATCAAATCTATGAATTTGAGAATTTTTTGCCAGATGATTTATGCGACACAATAGTTGCTTGGTTTAGCACGAGACCAAAGATGAACGTAAGTGGGCGCAATAGATTATTCAACGGTAAAACTATAGATTACAGTAACATTCAGGATTACGCAATTAAACGCTGGGTTAATGCATTTAAGTTTGATGCAACAGCCGTAGCAAAAAAAGTATTCAACGAAGAGTATCTATATCCAGATTACACAGATTTGGTTTCTTGGGAAAGTGGCTCCGGTATGATTTTACACGCAGACAACTGCGATCAAGAAGGAAATCCTAATTTCTGTTCTTGGAGGAATTATTCCGGAGTATTATATTTGAACGATGATTTTGCTGGAGGCGAAACCTTCTTTCCTGGGCACGGACCACATTTTATTAAACCTATGAAGGGCAAATTGGCACTATATCCCGCAGGTATCGAATATAGTCACGGCGTTAGTACAGTTGTTGGTACTAGATATACAATGCCAATTTGGTTTACTAAAGATAGAAATTATATAGAAGTATAAGGAGAATAAAATGAGTTTTGAGTTTGAGTTTACTGAAGAAAAGTTACAGCAATGTTTATCTAGAAATAAGAACATCCCTGTCTTATTCGAGGCACTTGAAAATGTGTTGCCGAAGTATGAGATAACAACTGTTGAGAGAGTTGCTGCATTTTTAGCACAGTGTGGTCATGAGTCTTTAGACTTTACTATACTACAAGAAAATTTAAATTATGGTGCTAAAGGCTTGTTAGGATTGTTTAAAAAGTATTTTCCAACAGAGGCATTAGCAAAAGAATATGAGCGCAAGCCTGAAAAGATTGCAAACAGAATTTACGCAAACAGAATGGGTAACGGACCCGAAGCTTCAGGTGATGGTTATGCACACAGAGGTCGCGGCGCTATCCAACTCACAGGCAAATTAAATTACCAAGCATTTGCTAATTCTATTGGGCTAACATTAGAAGATGCTGTTCATTATTGCGAAACAATGGATGGTGCTATTGAATCTGCTTGCTGGTTTTGGACAAAAAACAAATTGAATGCTATTGCAGATAATAAGGATATATTACTATTGACAAAGAGGATCAATGGTGGTACAATAGGATTAGAAGATCGTAAGAAACATTACGAACACAATTTAGAAATTTTGGCTGGCTAATAAAGGTAAATTATGTCAATGATACTTGATGTGGATGTGTTTTTGAAAGCGTGCGAACAAAAACCTTGTGAGGAAAATGTTCATTTATATCGCGATTTGATTGCTGAAGAATATGATGAATTTTGCCAAGCAACAGTTATGCGTGACGATGTAGAGCAATTAGATGCTTGTATGGATATGATCTGGGTTATCCTAGGTTATTGTCACATGAAAGGGTTTGATGTTAGGGGTG